ATGGATTAATCAGCACAGATTTTCTTTCGGGAAAGTTTGTACAAACATCGGTCCACGGCAACAAGAAACATAGCCATGCAGCAACCCAGGGGGGTCGTGAGTTCGCGCCCTCTGATTTTGAAATTATCATCATCGTCTTCGAGACCAGGAGCGCGATCATGGCCAGGGTCTTCACCGTTCCGAACTACAAGGGCGCAACCGAAAATCGATATGGTTACGCAGTCGATATTGATGCAGAGGACATCGAGGCGTACGCCGCCCATGCCTCCATGTGGGAAAGCGACACGATGCGGGCGCTATTTGCCGACGAGACCGAGGCTAGCACAGCGGTGATTGCCCGCCTAGAGAAGGCCATGTCTGCCGATGCAGGCAACGAGCGTGCGATCCGTGCCACGGCTGGTGTCGCGCGCGTCATCGCCGAGATCGCAGAGGACAGAGAACTCGTTTGGGACAGTGATGCAGCCTTTCTAGTTCTCGCTGACATGTACGGTGGCAAGTGCGCCATCAGCAGCGCGCGCGACGGCGAGATCAAGGTCGCCCGCGACCTTGGGGATGCGATCTTTGCCGTCGGCTATGCCGGCGCCCTCGGCTCCCCGGGCGCCGTCCGTCTGATACAGCAGGAAAGGGACTACAGCACAGTTGAGGTCGTGCGCAACCAGCGAGCCGTTGACTGGATCAGCTTCGCCGATGATTTGCGACTCGGTGCCAGCTTCAAAGGCGTTGCAGAGACGACCCTTGACGCCTTCGAAGACCAGATCACCGCGGACGGCTGCAAACACCATGCCACGGGCCTTGCGCGCCATGCGCGTAACGCCGATTGGTACGCCGTTGGCCACCTGCTGCTGTATGTTACAGCCACCGAGTGCGCCGTCCTCAATCGCATCTCGCGCAACAATCTCGCAGCCTGCGTGTATTCCGCCGCAATGTGGGCCATTGGTGGCGCAGTTGACGAACGCCCGGGTGCGCTCGCAGCAGCCAAGGCAGGCATCGATTACGTCGCAACCTCGTTCCGCGCCCTCACTCGCGACAAGTACGAGCGAATCGCTCGGTCTATGAAGAGCTCCTATGCTGTGCTCCTGTGTGGCATGCAGGACGGCCTCCCGGAGGAGTTTGCGATGCGCCAACGCGAGGCACTCGTGGCAGAGGTTGCTGCTCTGGGGCTCCCTACTGCATACTGGCACACCGTGTGCAGCCGCTGGGACCGGTCCCTCGCTGTGGATTACGGGACCGCCTGGAACCTCCTCCCTGCCCCCGACATCGACGCACGAGCGTTGTTTGACTCGCTCAAGGAAAAGATGGGCACCGAGAAGACCTACGACGAAGCAGCCTGGAACGAGTTCATAGCATACGCCGGTGCGACCATCACTGCCAGGTACATCGCAGCCAACCCCGAATGCGAGATCACTTGGGCCAGCGGCGCAACTGTCGATCCCGCTTGGGCCACGGAATGCCGCAAGGGCACACCTGTCTTCCCGACCAAGTCGCAGCGCGACCATATGGTGCGCGCGCTCAGCTGGAGACAGCATATCGAGACGTGGCACCACACGGCCCAAGATGTGACGCACGTCTACGCCGACAGGAGCATGTATGGCCCAGGTGCGCCCAGGATGCGTAATGAGGATGCCAACGAGCTGCTTTACTGCCTCCGGCACGGCAGCATGTTCAGCGGCAAATATCCCGCAGCCAGCGTTCGCGCCGGCTTCGAGCGCGGCCAGATACCTGGCGAGCGCGTACTGTACTGCTCTGGCAAGAGCGAGAACACCAAATACGGAGCAAAAGTGCGCGAGACCATGTCCGCCGACGACGTCCTCCGCGAGTGCCTGACGGAGATCGACATTAACCTCGCAAGCGTCTCATCGTATGTGGGTGGCGTCGCAATGCGCGCAGGCCGTGCTGGCACCGAGGCGCTCATTAAGACTGTCGTGGATGAGGCCCGGTCCGGCGGCATCCTCATGTCCATGGATGTGAGCGGCTGGTCACCCAATATGCCGGTCAAGGGCGAAATGGCGTTCATCGACATGCTCATGTCCATGTTCGACATCCCGGACAAGATGCGCGCCAGCGCAATCTTCAAGGACCTCCGCGTGTATGTCAACAAGTATCCGGTCAACGATAGCTTTGACATGAAGAGCGGCAGCGTCCAGGGCTTCTTCGGCACGGGCGACACCATCATTCATAGTATGCTCGCACAGTTCGTGCTGAACAAGGCCAAAGAGGACCACCCGGAGCTCGCCCATGCCACCGTAGCCAAGGTCACGCTGATCGACGACATCTTACTCGCTATTCGCAATGCCGACATGCCTGCTGTGGATGTCCTTCACCTGTACACTGCCGGCTATGCGCGGCTCTCGTTCACGGTTGACCTCATCAAGACCCTTGTTGGCTCGATTACAGGAGTTTTCCTGAACAGGGTATACACCGCGCATGGCGAGATCACAACATCTGCGAAGATCTTCGCGCGCGCAGATCGCGAGTGGGACCGCCCAACGGTCGGCATCATTGACGAGGTGGCATCCGTGTTCGCGGGCTTTGCGGGCTGCGTCGATCGCGGCTACAGCGCCGTGCGCGCCTACCGCGTCGCATGCTTCCGTGCCGCGATGCGCATCGTTGCCGGCCTCCACCCTTACACGCTAGGCGCGCGCGGCGTTGTGGCCCTCGTTGCCTTCCTCCCTGCAACCCTGGGCGGCCTCGGCATCCCGACCACGACTGAATGGATCAGCGAGACAGGAGGCGCCGGCCTTTGTGCGTCAATCGCGGCAATCTGCAGCGTCCGAGCGCATGCGAACACGTCAGATGCCGCGGCTTACGGCGTCGCTGTGAGTGTCCTCAATGAGGCCCTTGCAAGCACAAAGCGGGCCGACCGTGCGACGCACATCTTGTCAAGCGTATGCAGCGTGGCGCGCGCGGATTTCGCAGACCCAAGCAGCCACCTCATGAAGGCCATCAAGCATGCCGTTACGCGCGGCAGATACACAAGCGACATATCCAAGCTCATTATGCACGAGGTCAGCGACGAAGACGAGGCCGCCTGGGAGTCAGCGGTCTCTGCGTGCAACTATGATGCACTGCTCATTGCTGACGTCATGGCCTGCCTCCCTGCGGCTTTGTCACAGGCCCTCATCGCCCGTTTCACCCGGAGCGATGCTTGTGGCATCCTGGTCAAACCTGCGACCTACGCAAAAGCACGCAAGGGCGTGATAGTCACAAGCCGGACGCATCTGAAGCGGATGGCTAGGCTCGTTGCAGACAACGATGGCGAGGGCGGGTACGCCACAGGCACCGCTACGTCATTGGTCGCACGCCTCGTGCAGCCCCGTGCTCTGCGCATGGGCCTCGTTAACGCCGTCATCCCGTCACCGGTAGACGCGGTGGGCCATGTCCTGAGCGCATCTGACATCGCGGTTTACATGAACGACCCTGTCAGCCGCGCGGCACCACTCAAGGGATGTTCCATCAGCAGAACCTTCTCCACGAGTGCGGTGATGGGAGTCGAGACACTCAACGACAGGGACTGCGGCCCGCTCGCTGGTTGCGCTCGTGGCCTGGTCAAGGCCCTGAGTTTCCTTGCAGCGGACGGCACCGACATTGGCCTGGTTCGCAAGCTGTGTGCAGCCACGTGGGGGGTGCACGTAGCGGACATCAAGCTCCTGGCAGTGCCGGATGTCAACCCACGCCGTCTCAGCACCATCACCAAGCACCGCAACCACTCCGTCCGAGCCTACCCGAATTCAGCCGGGGCCGTCACCGTCAACCTTAGTCGAGCCTTTACCAGAGTCAGCGCTATGCGCAGCAACGTGGATCTGATGAGCATACGGTGCGTCCTCACTGCTGCAGCATTGCTGGATATCGATTGCGGCTGCCCAGTCCCGATCGTCAGACATTACCGGGTCAGGACCGAGAACGGCGTCATACAGCAGAGACAAATGGCAGGCCCTGATGCACCATCCGTCACTGTATCATGCGCTGTCCAGGGCGCTGTCGCGGATGCCTTCCGCGCTGCACTCATCTCCGCGGTTGACGGAGTGGAGCATCTTGTGGTCTACGACGTCGAGGAGGGCAGGATCACCGTCCTACGCCCGAATGTGAACACGGCCAGAACCGCCGCAGCCCTGGTGAGTGCGAAGTCGCTATTCGACGCGATCGTCAACTCAGGCCGCAGCAGCATCACCGTCACAGTCGACGACGGGGACGACGCGTCAAGCAGGGTTGTCCGCAGGATAGGCGTCCCTGGCGCAGTGGATGAGTTGACTCGGATGCTGCGCCGATACACGACGATGAGCGACAACGTGTACCGCGCCAACCTCGCGATCATGCATAAGGAGATCACTCGCGTTGCCGACGCGACACAGATTGCATCAGTCCAGGCATACGCCATTCGCATCGCTGCGTTGGACCTAGATGAGAGCCGTGTCCACACCAATGCACTCTACACTGCGTGCGCCGCAGCTGGAGGCGCAAGCTCGAATGCCGACTATCTGTGTGCCATGAGAACGAGCATGGCGGAGGGCTACATCGAAGAGGTCAACGCAATCCTGAGCAACCCCCATGCGAGTGCTGCGGACCAGGGTCGCGCGATGAAGAAGAGATTCATGGCTGCTATGTGTCTCGCCACAGGCAAGCCCGGATTTACGTACGGCGCAGCGGCGCTCAGCCAGCTCCCGGTCGCGACAGCGAATGTGTGCGTCACACTGGCTGCCCGCACGATGAGCATCGACAACGACAGAATCGGTCGCGCGCTAACTGCCACGGCGGCTACTGCGGACGCAGCAGAAAGGTGTGCCAGCATCGTCCGCACCCTCCTCGGCGCTGCATGGAGAGACCTGGACATAGCTATGGCAGGCGCCAGGGGCGCGGCTCGCAGTATGGCCCAGTACATATCGGTTGACGACACCCGGCCACAAGTCGCAGCAGCAAGCAGCAGCACGGCCGCACTTGCCAGCGCAGCTGTCACCACAGTGGATGATAGGATCTTCGAAGATGCCATGCGCACGCACGTTGCGCTAACCACCGCAACGTTCGGCGCCGTAGATGACGACGAGTTCGGCCTCCACGAGTTCAACGGCACGTGGGTCGCAGCCGGCGAAGACGAAACGAACGCAGACGACTGAAGCGGATCAGCCGTAGGGCAGAAAGACGGGTACACCCCGGAAGTTGCCCTTGGTAGCGAAGCCAGGCCGGATGCGAGCGTTTCCTGTAGCCCCTGCGGCGAACGAGCCGCGTGCGCAAACAGGAGCCCAAAGGAGTACAAGTATAACACCCAGCGCACACGCGCGAACGACTACATAACCAACAACACATCACAAAACAACACAACAAACAACAAGGGCGGCGCAGGTGCGAGTGACGTAGTCACTCGCATCTGCGCCGTTAAAAATATCCACGTGCACCGTGTGGCATCTGCCCTTCTTCCGTGCGCGGGTTGCGTTAGGGAAAGTGTCGGGCGGAT